TGACAAGTACATAACCGGTGTTACAATTGCCGAAAGGGTTAGGAAGATTCTTGACAAACGAAGGGATGGGTACTTCAGCGACTGTCTATTAATAGGTGCAACCGAAGACTACATCAATGATGCATATGTTCAGCGGCTGAGGTTCGCTGTTACAATATTTGCTAATAATAATTAATTAAAAATACTTTACAAAAATGAATTATCAGGGTTCTGAACTTCAGCTTTGGACTGGTAGCGGTTCTACAGCGCACACTTTTGCTTGTGCAACCAGTCTGTCTGTAAACATTAATCGCGATTCGCTTGACATCGCATGTAAAGACTGCGGCCCCTACGGTTCCTCTCTGCCTGGTACAATCACTTGGGATATTTCAACCAGCTGTCTGTATACGACTTCAGGTTCTGGCAGCGGCGCAACCAATCACTATGCTGAGATGGTGGATGCTATGATTGCCGGTACGCCTATCCTGTGTACATGGGCATCTGTAAGCAATTATAACGAAGCTGTAACAGCTGGTGGTGACACTGAGGGTCATATCTTCAATGATACCACTAAGGCTAAGAGTGCCAACAATTTGTACTACGGCTATGCAACTATCACAAGCGTAGAGTTGACCGCCGACAATGGCTCTGTTGCTGAGTATAGCGTAAGCTTGCAGGGTAAGGGCGCCATCAATAAAGGTGGTGTAGGTCCTACGGCCTAACGACTTAAAAATTAAAGGAAATGTCTGGTACTTTGTATCAGGCATTTTTTTTGGTTTCGGTTTGCAAATGTTGTGATATTTATATATAAAAACTGATAGGTATGAAAGTTATTATTAAGGAGAAAGAAGTACAGCTGAAGAAGACCATGAGGTCGTACATTATGTATGAGAACATCAACGACGGAAAGATGTTTGCTCCAAAGACACTAACCGACATGGTTACATTCTTCTATTGTGTAATTTGTTCAAGTGACAGGACTCTAGATGTAAAGTTTGATGAATTCCTGGATTGGATTGATGAGAATGAAGGTATACTGGATAAGTTTGCAACATGGCTGAACACCAGTGATGAGGTTGAGATACCAGGAAAAAAAAAGACAAAGGCAAGGGAGAAAAAAAAGGAGAACCAATAGGGTTTATTGAGCTGATGTCAATCGTCTGCTTTGAGTACAAGGCCTGTAGTATAGGTTACTTCATGGATGAAATGGAGTTCTGGGAAATAGAACCAATAATGAAAAACCTCAACTACTGTGTAAGGAATGACTGGGAGATTTGCAGGAATAACATGTGGGCCTCATTACAGGCTTTCTCAAGCAAGAAATTGAAGGCGAAGGACATTATCACATTCCCATGGGAAAAGGGTGGTAAGATGCCACAGAAAACAACACAGTTGAGCGACATCACAGAAGACGTACAGAGGAAGTTTAAGGAGAATGAAGAGAGGACAAAGGCGCTGCTTATGCAGAGTGGAATTTTGTAAAAAACTAGAACAATGGCAAATCAACTTGTAGCCGAATTAGGACTGGAGGATAAAGGCTTTAGTGAGGGCGTAAACAGCGCTAAGGAAGCCGTAGAGAACCTTTCGAAAGAGAATGGGGCGGCTAATACCTCATTCAAAGAACTTAACAAGCAATTCAAGGATGCTCGCACAAAGGTAAGAGACCTGAGTACGGAATACAATAGCCTGACAGACACTGCCAGGAAGGGAGAGTTTGGCCAGAAGCTTAAACAACAACTGGAATCCGCGAAGAATGACGCACTCAAGTTCCGCGAAGTGTTAGATAAAGTTCAGGATGACCTTGACCAAATTAAAGGCAAATCAAAGGGCCTTGGCAAAGGCATGGGTGAAGGCTTCGACATCAACAAGATGATAAGCGGTACGCTCAAGACTGCTGGCTTTGGCAAACTTGGTGGGATGGTTGAAACACTGGGTGGCGCAATGGGAGGCAGCGTTACAATGGGTGCTGCTGCAATGACAGCCGGTGTTGCCGCAGCTGGTTTTGCTGTTAAAGGCTTGGTTGATATAAGCAGTGAGGCCATACAGAAGAGTGCTGAGTTCGGAAGGTCAATGTCAGAACTTAGTGGTATCACTGGCGTTACAGGAAAGGCCCTTGAGTCCATGAAAGAACAGGTAATGGCTGTTGGAAGGGAAACCAATACTTTATTCAGTGAAGTTTCAAGGAACTTCGCCCTGGTTGGTAGCGCTCTTCCTGAACTATTGAAGGACGCAGATGGTATGGAAGAGGTTTCGCGCTCAGCCATACTACTGAAGAAGGCTGGTTTGATGGGGCTTGATGAAGCAACTGAATCATTGACGAACACCATGGCCCAGTTCGACATCAAGGCATCACAATCATCAATGGTTGTAGACATATTGGCGAACAGTGCACAGGCTGGTAGTGCTGAGATTAATCAGATTGCTGAGACGCTCAGAAAGGCCGGTACTGCTGCAAACCAGGCTGGTGTTGACATCAAGGAGGCAAACGCAATGGTTCAAGTACTTGCCGCAAAGGGCTTGAAGGGAGCTGAGGCTGGTACTGCATTGAGGAATGTCCTGCAAAACATGTCAACAAAGGGAATCGACGAAATCAATCCCAAGATAGTTGGTGTAGAACAGGCTCTCACCAACCTAGCGAAGCACGCAAGTGACGCTACCTGGATGACTGAGAAGTTCGGACAGGAAGGAGCTACCGCAGCATCTATCCTTGGAGGTTCAGTAGTGAGGTATAAAGAATTGAGGGCGGCAATGGATGAAGTTGGAACCGCTGAACAGATGGCTGCTGCAAACACAAACAACCTTGCGTCACAGCTTGAAATAATGCATGTCAAATGGAACAACTTCCTTGCATCATTTGACGTCGACCATTCACCATTAACAGGCATAGTTGTTGAAATCAATGCTATCATAGATGCAATCGACCAGGCCGTACACGCCATCATGGATACTTCTACTGCCCAGGGTGCGATTGAGGGGGTGGCTACTGCCTTTGAGGTTCTGGAGGAAGCTGTAAGAGTTGCGACACAGATAATAGGTGATGTAATATCAACAATATTTGAACTTAGTGATGCCGGTGGTTCAATGTCATCAACAGCAAATATAATTACAACAGGATTGAAGGTTATGAATGAAGTTCTTTATGCTGTTGGTGCTGCCGTCAGACTTATATGTGGCTTAATAAAGATTGCCGTCAAGGAGTTTAAGGAGTGGAAAAATAACTTGCTCGCCGGCGTAAAGGACATACCAATTCTTTCAACAGTTTACGAAATGCTGGTGAAAATCAAAGACGCAATAAACGCAGCTATTGATGCCTGGAAGAGGTTCAAGGCGTGGATGGAAAAAGACTCTGAAATTGCCAAAGAAAATAAAGAGAGCAAAGATAAGAGGGACAAGGAAAAGGCCAAGAAAGATGCTGAGAAGGCTGCTGCTGAAGAGGCCAGCAAGGGAATTATAGAGAAACTTGAAGGTGAGGTCAAGAGTCTGAAGGAAAAGAGGAACAAGGCCCAGACGGAAGAGGACATCAAATATTACAACAACCTAATCAAGCAGAAAGAGAATGAGCTAAACAGGCTCACAGGCACTGGCAAATCTGGTGGAAAGTCTGGTAGCGGAAAGTCTGGTAGCACTACAAAAACCGTCGCCCCTGATACAAAGGCTGAGAAGGAGTATGCAGACGCTCTTGCAATCATAGCCGCTGAGAAGCAATTCGCAAACAAGAAGGACCTTGAGGCTGAGGAAGACAAGCTCAATGCGCTGGAAAAGTTGCGTGACTCATACATCAAGATTGAGAAAAAGAATGACATCCAAGTAAGGAGACTTGCCGAAATCAACAGTGCAATAACCAGGGCGAAGTCATCAATATTGACACTGCAAGAAACTGAAAGATGGGCAGATGCGCAGAACAATATGTTCAAGGACCTGTCACAGTCAACCAGACAACTTTCGGACGGTTTCATCGACGAAAAAGAATGGGAACAGAGAAGGGTAAATCAGTTAAAGGATTCAATTGAAACGCTATACAGTATTTCGTCGCTCACCAAAGAACAGGAGAAAGCACTTAAATCATACATTAAGGAGCTGAACCAGTTCAAGATTGATGACATGAAGAAAGAGTGGAATGAGGAGTGGCGTAAAGGAATACACAACCTATTCACTGAATTGGCTGATTTGGACGACATCACAAACAATCGTCCAAGGATGAACGAACGCTTCAAGAATGTTAACGACAGGATGATGTCGAAGGGCGAATTGAGTCAAGATATTCTGAAGACAAAGGTAAACGTAAGAAATCCTCAGCAGTCCGGTGACTATTTAAATAATGCTGACACTATCAAGAAATTCCATGAGCTAAACTTTGCACTTGAGGCATTCATTAAAGACTGGAAGGATAATGCCAATAAGATGGATGTGGCGTCTGGCATGGTTAATGTAGCAATGCTGAAGGTTGCTGACATGTTGGATGAAGCCGGTAAGGAAGACCTTGCAAAAGATGTTCGCGCACAGGCGAAGAACATGATAAGAAGCGACGCCGACTTGAAAAAGTGGATGGATGGAAACAAGGACCTTGCCAATTCAATGAAAGAATTGAACATTGACTTCAACTCCATTGTTAACAATTTCAAGGAAAGCAGAGATGAGATAAACGCTGGTGCAATCTCACAAGTTGTTAATGCATTTAAGGAGGCTGGTAAGGTAGACCTTGCATCACAATTACAAAGGCAGGCGGACTTTATGGCAGCGAACGGTGGCAGCATTGAGGAATGGCTGTACAATAATCAGGCCATGACAAGAGCAATGGCAGAGGTGAATGTTGACTTCCGTAAAATTGTCGATAAAATCAAGACTGACAGCGACACAATGATAAGGACGGCTATCAGGAATCTTGCAGACAAGTTTGAAAGCATCGGAAAATCTGACTTTGCAAAAGAACTGAGAAACCTTGCCAATGACACATCAAAGTCAGCAGAGGAAATACAAAAGACCATCAATGAGAACGAAGGCAACGTCAAGCAAATGCAAGAATTAGGTGTTGCACTGGATGACATTATACAAAAAATAAAGGACAGCGGTGATGAGATGGCTGCTGCAATTGTTGCAGTTGCGAAAGAACTCTTCAACCAGTCACAAGCAGCACCTCCAAGCAAAAAAGGTGACCGCAGCAACTTCGACCTTGACAGGAAGTCGTACGAAAAAATCCAAAGAGAGCTTGACTTGAAACTCAATACCATAGGCCTGGATAAGTGGGAAAAGCTTGACGACACCCTTGACAGGGATTTGGCAAAGTTCAGAGACCTTGAACAGAAATTAATTGACATACGCGAAGCTTCTGACAAACTTCCTGGTGGCATTGATGGTGTAACGGCGACGATACAGTATAAGTCTGCCATTGACGAAATGAACAAACTGGAGAAAAACATTGAGACAACGTCAAACAAAATCCAAAAACACCTCAAATTTGAGGCCAGGATGGAAGGATTCCAGAATATTGTCAATGCACTTCAAGATGTTGCTTCAATTGGTAATCTTGTTCTACAGTTCCAGAATTTGGATGAAACGGTCAAAAACTGCAAGAGTGGTTTTGAGGAATTTATGGTTTACCTCAACCTGTTCATCTCAACCATGCAAACCGTACAGGCTGTGATTGAATTGGTAAATTTCTTTACAAACTTGTTTACAGCCGGACAGGTAGCAGCCACAACTACCACAGGTGCAAAGACCAAAGCAGACGCTATTGCAGCTTCAGAGGAGGCTGCAACAATCCCAGAAAAGGCTGCACTGACAGCGGCTAATAAAACATTGGAGAAATCAGTACTTGATTTGGCGGCTGCACAGATATTCCTTGCACATGCTTCAATTCCATTCATAGGTGTATCTACGGCAACTGGTTTAATCGCTGAAATGATGGCTGCACAGGCTACACAACATGCCGCATCACTCAGTTTGACGGCACTTGCTGAAGGTGGTATTGTGGGCGGACCTCAAGCCACATTCAACGGAGATACTACCTTAATCAGGGCGAACAAGGGCGAAATGGTGCTCAACACCCGTCAACAGGCAAACCTCTTTGATTTGCTTGACAAGGGATTTGGAAGAGAAGGCTTTGGCGGAAATGTCAACTTCAAGATTCAGGGTGACGCACTGGTTGGTTGCCTGAAAAATACTGACAAGATTAAGTCCAGAACCGGACACAAACTAAAGTTATAGCAATGATAATCACAGGACAGTTTGATGACCTATACTACAACAGGTACACCGTTGAGATAGAGAATACTTCTATTTCCGGTGATACTATTGTAATAGGCGAACATTACGGTGACGGCCAGCCGGACAATGACCTTATGTACTTTACTGATGACCCTGTTGAAACTGAGGCTGAAATGGATGATATGTTCACCGTAATTGGTATGCAGTCAGCCACCATCAACCTGAGAGTAAAGGAATTCGTTGGTGAATTACTGTACGCGAATAATGCAAGGAGTGTAAAGGTTAAGATACAAAAGGGTAATCAAGTCATCTTTGACGGTTATGCTGAGGCAGGGACATTCGACCAGCCATTTGTTGAACAATGGGACGAATATACCATCAATTGTGTTGACAAGCTATCAACCCTTCAATATTATAAATACAGAAACATCACGCCTGACACACTTGAAAGTGTAAGAGTTACCCTTAACAGTGTGACATTCGATGACATCCTGCACATGGCACTTGACCCCATAATTGGTACTGGTCAAATCTATTATGACATGAGCAAAGGTGTTAACTCAAACAGGACAAACCTGATATTCAGCGACTTGAAGGTTTCTGAGCAGGTTTTTGTCGGAGATGACTACGACAGCGTTTGGACTTATGAGGAGGTGCTTGAACAGATGCTTCAATATCTCAATTTGCACATCAGGCAGCTTGGAAGTGACTTCTACATTTTTGATTGGGATAGCATAAAAAGTCTTGACACAAGTTGGGTTAACCTGCTTACAAATGAGTATGTAACAATGTCACCTTCGTTGGTTACAATAACGAAAGACATGCACGCCTCAACTGACACTTCAATTACCATTGATGAGGTATACAATCAGATTAAAGTGACGGATGAACTCAATGCACAGGACACCGTTGTAGAATCACCGCTTGATACCGAAAGCATCACCAGTCCATACGGCAATAAGCAATTGTATTGTACGGAATATTCAAGCGATGGTGAGGGACGTTCGGCAATCGAAGCATTTGGTGCAATGATTAAAGGCGAAGCAAGCGACTATGATGCCTGTACTAAAACCGACTGGTACTTGCAGATGTTGGAGTCAAAAAATTGGAAGTTCTATGGTGTCCGCGGAACCACAGAAAGCCAGTACGACCAGGACCAGAACGGCGTATACATCAACCAGTGGAAGTACTCGACCAGGCAAGTAGGAATTTACGGTGAGACTGGATTGGTTGGCCTTGGAAGCGTTGAACAATCCGGTGGTCAAATAACAGATGATTCACCCACAGGCTATATAAAATTAAACAATTTCTTGATAATCAGCGTGGGTGGAAATGGTTCGGATAACCCAAATTCAACATACCCTGATTCAAATTGGATTCAATACCGTCAACCACAAGCAGAATTTTTTGGTAGTAATACTGGAAGCGTATTTTCGCCAACCGACGACGACACTACAAACTATCTGGTATTCAGTGGTAAACTATTCTTACAGCCAAAGGACTGGCAAACGGCGCCTTACAGCGTATGCAATGATGCTGCAAACTACCGACAAATACCATCACAATATCAAAATCCTTATTACGACGAAGCGTCTTACGGAATATACCAGCTCTGGCATAAGACAGTACCAAGCGAAGGCAATGAGGATGGAAGATATTATACAAGGAAGTACTATAAACTGACATACCCAAACGACCCAGTCAGCGGTGCAACTATATCTGATTACGGTCTGATGCCGCCCTTCAAAGACAAAGCTAATTCACTGTACGAATACAATTACTCTGCCGCCTGGAATAACAACGACACTATCAGTAATCTTGACATACTTGAGTGTGAACTTATCATAGGCAACAAGCGACTTGTGCAGTATTATGATGGTGACAAGTGTCAATTGAAGTGGGTGACATTGGGACAGGAGCCAGTTCAGACTTTCCCAGAGGATGGCCAGCCATATACCATCACAACATTCCAGCTTGGTGTTAATCCAAAAATTGACGACAAAATT